TAAGGGTCGCGTTTTTTTTCTAGAGTCAGAGCCCTATAGGTTGTTGTTGTTGTCACATGGAAAGAGATCCGCGATGGACCTGCAAGAAAAAGGACGTCGCGATCGTCTTCGGAATATCGGTCCAGGCGCTCGACGCGTGGATTGCCCGAGGTTGCCCGGTTGAATCGAGAGCATCGAACGGCCGGATCCAAAGTTTCTACCTGCCCGATGTATGCGCTTGGCGTTTGCAGCAATTCGAAGCCGCGGCTCCACTCGGCGGCGAGGAAGGTGGCCAGCCGCTAAACCCGGTTGCGGAGCACGCCCGAAAAGAAAAAGAAATGGCCGACAAACTGGCCATGGAGAACGCGGTCACGCGCTCCGAGTTGTTGCCCGTTGAAAAGGTTGCCGAGATATGGACGCGAGTGATCGCCGACAGCAAGGCGAAGTTGCTGTCGTTGCCGTCGAAACTCGCGCCGCGGGTGGTCGGCAAGAATCGAGAACAGGCGAGGGTGGCGCTTGAAAGCGCAATTCATGACGCACTCCGAGGCCTTGCAGAGATTAGATACAGCGATGGTGGCCGCGTGGATGCCGCCTCCAAACCTGACCGTAAGCCAGTGGGCGGACGCCGAAAGAATGCTAAGTCCAGAAGCAAGCGCGGAACCAGGCCAGTGGGAGACAAGTAGGGCTCCGTACCAGCGCGGCATCATGGATGCGCTCAATGATCCGGGTTGCGAAGAAATCGCGGTCATGTCCTCGGCGCAGGTTGGCAAGACCGAGATACTGAACAACGCAGTCGGCTACTTCATCGATCAGGACCCTTGCCCGATCCTGGTGTTGCAGCCGACTTTGGAAATGGGCGAAGCCTGGTCGAAGGACCGGCTCGCGCCGATGATTCGCGACACGCCGGCACTGACCGGAAAAGTGCGCGACCCGACTGCTCGCAACAGCGGCAACACGGTTCGGCATAAAACGTTCCGCGGTGGTCACATCACGATTGCGGGCGCAAATAGCCCCGCGTCGCTGGCGAGTCGGCCGGTTCGGTTTCTGGCCGCTGACGAGATTGACCGATACCCGGTCAGTGCCGGGACGGAGGGAGACCCCGGGAAGCTGGCGTGGAAGCGCACGACCACCTTCTGGAATCGCAAGGGGCTCTACACATCGACGCCTACGGTAAAAGGTGCGTCACGAATCGAGGCGCTGTTTAGCGACAGCACGAGAGAACGATTCCACGTGCCATGCCCAGCTTGCGGACACATGCAGATCCTGAAGTGGGGAAGCGTGAAGTGGGAGCGCAAAGGGCCCGGGCGACCGGTGTTGGAAAGCGTCGCATACGAATGTGAGTCGTGCGCGGAACGCTGGTTTGATGTCGACCGGTGGTCTGCGATTGCGGACGACATGGCGCAGTGGATTCCAGAAGCTACACACGACAGCCGACGTGGTTTCCACCTGAACGAGATGTACAGCACGTGGGTTGAGCTCGCGGATGTTGTCGAGGCGTTCTACGAGGCGAAGAAGTCACCGGACACTCATAAGGTCTGGGTAAACACTTCGCTTGGCGAAACGTGGGAAGACGAAAGCGGCGGTGTTCGAAGCGAGCACCTGGCATCCAACCGATCGGCTTACGGTCCGGACGTTCCCCGTGATGCGGTTCTATTGGTCGCGGGTGTGGATGTTCAAGACAACCGCCTTGAAATGGAGACGGTCGCTTTTTCATCAAAGATGGAATCGTGGTCGATGCGGTTCGATGTGATCGAGGGTGACCCACGACACGAAGTGACCTGGGAGAAACTCGATTCCGCGCTGAAGCGTGAGTGGACCCATGAGTCTGGTGTCGTCATGCGGATTGAAGCCGCCTCGGTCGACTCGGGATTCCTTGCTGATGAGGTCTACAAGTTTTGCGGCCCGCGTTACGGGCGGCGCATCTACGCGACCAAGGGGCGAGGCGGTGCCGGGCTGCCGTTTCGCGCCGGTGTTACGCGAAAGAACAGGTCACGTTGCCCGGTGCACACGCTGGGCGTCGATGGCGCGAAGTCACGACTGTTCGGATGGTTGACGCTGCCTGAATCGGGAGCAGGGTATTGCCACTTTCCGATCGACCGAGGCGATGAGTATTTCACTGGCCTGGTCTCTGAGCGTCCCGTTACTCGGTATATCAAAGGTCAGCCGAGTTTGAGTTGGGAACTGCGCCGAGGCGTGGTCCGAAATGAGCCGCTTGATTGCCGGATCTTGGCGATGGCGGCTGTCGAATTGATGAACCCCCATTGGCCGTCGTTAGTGCGTGCGCTTGAAACCGCGCAGGCGCGAGCCAGTGGGATGCCGTTGCCGCCACCCGTCGCGCGAAAGCGCCGGCGCGTGCGCAGTGTAGGAGCTTGAAGTGGCCAGAAGCGTTGCGCACATCCAGGAAGAGTACGACGCCGCCCGCGCTGCTTATTTGCGGGCTGTGGAATTGCAGTCGTTCTCGGAATCTGGTGGCAGCGGAAGCATTTCGGGGCAGCGCGCGGACATCGGCACGCTGCGCGAGCAGATGCTGGCGCTTGATCGAGAACTTGCATCAGCGCGCCGCGGAAAGATCCGCTCCCGTGGGTTCGCCCCGCAGCCATGAGTAGACGCATGAAAATTCCACCGGGGTTCGTGCTTCCTGAGTCCGTTGCGCGCGAGCTAGTAACCGAGGCATATGACGACTACAACGGCGCGAGCAGGTCGCGCCGTAGTTTGCGCGAGTACCGGCCGCGCACCGTCGACGCCGATGGTGCGCTGCTTCACGGACGTGACACGCTGGTTGCTCGGTCACAAGACCTGGTGCGAAACGTTCCGCTTGCTGCCGGTGCGGTCAACACGATTGTCACTTCGGTGGTCGGTCCAGGGTTGCGGTTTCAATCGCGCGTCGATGCAAAAATATTGGGCTTGGATGCGGAGCAGGCGAAGACGCTGCAAAGCCAGATTGAACGCGAGGTCTCCATGTGGGGCGATAGCGTTGAGTGCGATGCAGAGCGTACTTCTACGTTTTCGGATATGCAGGACCTAGCGTTTCGCGCCACGCTTGAAGGTGGCGATGCATTTGCGTTGCTTCCACACATCGATCGGCGCGGCAGTCCGTACCAGCTAAAGGTTCAGCTGTTCGAAGGCGCCCGGGTGTCAAATCCGGATAACAAGCGCGACACAGAAACGCTGCGCGGCGGCGTCGAGCGGGATGCGTGTGGTGCGCCGGTGCGGTTCCACTTCAGGAGCAAGCACCCCGGGTCGATGCGCTCAGGCGTAAAGGACACATGGAAGTCTGTGCCTGCATATGGCGAGCGCACTGGTCGTCGGAACGTGCTGCACCTTCACCGGAAGCTGCGCCCTGGACAGAGTCGTGGCGTGCCGTTGCTGGCGCCAGTGATCGAAATGATCCGGCAGCTCGGCACCTACTCGCAGGCTGAAGTTGATGCTGCGGTGCATTCGGCGTTTTACACCGTATTCGTGACGACTCCGGAAGGGTATTCCATGGAGAACGATGAAGACGTCCCAGTGGATGACACCACGCACACCAGCGGCTCCGCGATGATGGTCGACCTGGCGCCTGGCGAGAAGATTGAATCGCCGACGCCAGGACGCCCCAACACGGCTTTCGACCCGTTCATCGTGGCCGTGATGCGGCAAATTGGTGCAGCAATTGAGTTGCCGTTCGAGTTGCTGATTAAGCACTTCACTGCGTCGTTCTCTGCATCGCAGGCCGCGTTCCTTGAAGCGTGGCGCATGTTCTACGCGCGCCGGCGCTGGCTGGTGTCACATTTCTGCTCACCGGTGCTCGAGGCGCTCATGGACGAGGCCGTTGCCTCCGGTCGCATCCACGCTCCTGGCTACCTGAATGGTGACCCCATCATCCGCCGTGCGTACTTAGCGGGCATGTGGGTCGGACCGCCGAAGGGCGAGATCAACGAAATGATTGCCGCGAACTCGTCAGCCAAGTTCATCGATGCGGGTGTATCCAACCGGGCGCACGAGTCGATGCGCCGATTCGGTTTGGACTACGACACGCAGGTCTGGCCGCAGTTGAAGCAAGAAGAGGAAGAGCGCGCAGGAATGGCGGCCGGTGAAACGGGCGCCGAGATCGATGCAGACCCCAACTCACCGGATAACGACGCATGAACAGAACCGCACTCGATCTTGCACTGAGTCAGTCGTGGGCCATCCCGCGAGATTCGCTTGACGCGATCTTAGAGATTGCACAGCGCAATGGTGAAGACGTCGAAGCGCTGTCGATGCGCCTTGGCCGGCCTTTGGACAACACGCGTGCAGTGACTATGCGCGACGGCGTTGCTGTGATCCCGGTCACCGGCCCTATATTTCCGCGCGCGAACCTGTTCACCGAGATCAGTGGAGCGACGTCGCTTGAAGTGTTGGCACTCGACTTCCAGAAGGCGATCGACAACAAGGACGTGAAAGCCATCGTCCTGGATATCTCATCGCCAGGTGGTTCCACAGAGAATCTGTCCGAGTTCGCCGAGCACGTATTCCAGGCGCGCGGCACGAAGCCGATCGTGGCTTACGCCTCGGCACTGGCCGCAAGTGCCGCCATGTGGATTGCGAGCGCGGCGGACGAATTCGTCATCGGTGACACCGCAACCATCGGGTCGATTGGTGTGGTTGCCGGCATGCGGGTGGGTGACGACAAGGGTCGAATCGAGATCGTCTCGTCGCAATCACCGAACAAACGCGCCGACCCGTCCACGGAGGAAGGGCGCGCGCAGATTCAGGCGACTGTCGATGACATCGCTGACGTCTTCATCGAAACCGTCGCGAGGAATCGCGGCGTTGACGTTGAAACCGTTCTGTCTGATTTCGGACAGGGCGGCGTAGTGGTCGGGAAGAAGGCAGTTGCCGCTGGAATGGCGGATCGCCTTGGGTCCCTGGAAAACATTATCGCCGGGTTCTCCGGCTCACACTCAAGGAGACAGCACATGCCAGGTGCTTCCAATGACAAGCCGGAGATCACCCGTGAGCTAATCGCGAAAGACTTCCCGGCCATCGCTGATGCGTTCCGTCAGGAGGGCATTGAATCAGCAACCGCCGAACTGGGCGCGTCCCAGACAACGGCCGTGACCGCCGCGCGCGAAGAAGGTGCGCAGGGTGAGCGTGACCGCATCAAGGCCGTCGAGGGCGTTTCGATGCCTGGCTGCGAGGACCTTGTCGCCGAGCTCAAGTTCGACGGCACCACGACCGGGCCGGAGGCCGCCATGAAGGTGTTGGCGCAGGTCAAGGAAGACGGCAGCAAGCACCTCGATGCGTTGCGTGACGATGCGCCTGGCGCCTTGTCGCCATCGAGCGACGAGGGCGGCGGCGCGACTGATTTCGCGTCGTTGGTCGAAGCCAAGATTGCGGACGGGATGACCAAGGGCAAAGCCATCAAGGCCGTCGCCCATGAAAACCCCAAAGCACACGCCGCCTATTTGGCGGGACTTTCCAGCCGCGCTGCGGCCTAACTGAAGGAACGCGACCATGCCATTACATGAAGGCATTACCACCTTCACCGCAGACGTGGCCTTGACTCAAGGCGCTCGGGTGAAGATCAAGACCGGCACCACCACGACCCCACCGGAAGTGGATTTGGCCGGCCTCAACGACCGCAGCATCGGCACCGTCGAAGTGGGCGCCGCGGCCGACGAACTGGTTGATGTTCGGTTGAACACGCAATCAGGCACGCGCATGTGCATCGCTGCGGGCGCTTTCGCGGTGGGCGCTGCCATCTACGGCGCAGCGAGCGGCAAGGTGGACGACGTGGCCACCAGCGCAGCGCTGTACGGCTCTGCGAAAGAAGCAGCCACTGCCGATGGCGATCTCGTTGAGATCGTCACCATCGGCACCGAAATCCCGACCTAAGGAGCTCTCTGATGCCAAGTCCTACCCCATCAACCACGCTCCAGCGCGCCGATCTCGGTGCGCTGGCGTGGGAATACATGATCGATGCTCCGAGTCGCGGATTCATCGGTTTCCAGGTCATGCCGTCCTTCGGTGTGCCCGAGCGGTCGGCCGACTACCCGGTCATCCCGTTGGAGGCGCTGCTGAAACTGGTGGATACCAAGCGCGGCAGCGACGGCACCTACGCACGGACGGACTACCAGTTCGAGACGGGAACGTATCGGTGTGACGAGTACGGCTTGGAGCATCGCATTTCTGATGCTCGGGCCCGGCTGTACCGCCGCTTCTTCGACGCAGAGGAAGTGGGTACGCAGATCATCATGGATCACGTGTTGCGCGGCCACGAACAGCGGGTGGCAAGCACTTTGTTCGCCACAGCCAACGCGGTCGGCAATTCGGGCGTGACAAACGAGTGGGATGATGCTGCCAACGCTACCCCGAAAGCCGACGTGAAAGCCGGTATTCAGGCAATGCGCGCCGCAAGCGGACTCTCGCCGAATGCCATCGTGATGTCGAAGAAGGTCATGGAAAACGTCCTCAACACGGCGGAACTGCGGACCTATCTTCAGTACACCGCCCCTCACCTGGTCGACGGCATGGAAGCGCAGCGCATGACTCTCGCGCGGTACTTCAGTGTCGAGCAGGTGCTCGTCGGTGGAGCCATCAAGGACTCTGCGAAAGAGGGCCAGGCGTTCGCCGGCGCCGACTTGTGGGATGACGAGTATGTATCCCTGTGTCGTGTTTCGAGCGGTGGCCCCAGCATCGAAGAGCCAGTGTTCGGTCGAACTTTCCTGTGGGAAGAAGACGCACCGGAAGAAGTCGTGATGGAAAGCTATCGCGAGGACCAAACACGCAGCGAGGTCGTTCGCGGTCGCCAGCACGTTGACGAGGCCGTGATATTCACGGGCGCCAACTACCTGTTGACCAACATCACGGCGTAACCCTGACGGCTGGCTGAATCAGCCGCGTGTCAGTCACGCGGGCGGCACGAAACCGCCCGCGTTCTTAATCTTATGGAGAAAATCACATGAAGAAGGTGCTCGCGAAAGGGTTGATCATCGGTGGTGTGGCGCATGGCGCCAACGCCGAAGTCGACCTGTCCAGCCTGTCGAAAGAGCAGGTTGCTCGATTGGACGGGAAAGGCTATTTCGTCAAGCCTGACGACAAGAAAGGAGACACCGACTCGTGAGCCTGGCCTCGCTCGCCGAACGTCGATCGATGGTGACCGACGCCGGTGAGCTGTTCATTCTCTCTGGCGGTGCGACGTTTACGGGGCGATTCAACGCAGAATCAATCGAAGTGCTGGAGGTTCGCACAAATGGACCGTCAGTCGTCGCCCCCTACGAAGATGTGAAGCACGTTCAGGTGAACGACACAATTTGGCGTAAGGCGAAGAACGACCGGTATGAGGTCGCCGATATCATTCCGGATGGTCGTGAAGGCCTAACGGTCTTGGTCATGAGTCTCGACCAGTAACGAGATGAGAAGCCAAGTTCGCGTTGACGATCGGTCTATGCGGCGTGATCTTCGCCGAGTGAAGGGACCCATCGCCCGTAATGCGATGTATCGGGCCTTGAATCATTCCGCGCGAAAAATCAAAACGTCTGTGACGCGTAAGATATCGAAGATTGTAAAGATCAAGCAGGCGCCCATTCGGAAGCGCTTGGTACCTGGGAAAGCGACACGGCGAAATCTCAAGGCAACGGTGCTTGCGCTGTTGCTGCATCTACGTGCGGCCGACATTGGGAAGCCACTACAGAATGCGCGTGGTGTCCTAGTTGGTAAGCGTCAATTCGATGGTGCGTTCATCACTGATCTTGGCGCCAAACAAGACGCTGTTATGCGTCGAGTCGGAAGGGCTCGCCTGCCAATCGTGCATGAACGAGTCGATATTCAGGGCATTGCAGAGCCTGTCATCGAGCGAACCATCGCCACGATCGGTTCGAAAGAGTACGTCAAAGAATGTGAGCGCCTGCTGAAAGTCTCGCTGAGGAAGGGATCACGTGCCTAGTCACTACAAAAAGCAGATACGCGATGCCGCGGTTGTTGCGTTGAAAGGTGAAACCGGCGCAGGGCTGAATGTTTTCGCCAGCAAGGTCGGGGTCTTTCAAGAGAATCAACTGCCGGCGATCAACGTGTTCATCGAGTCGGAGCGCGGGCAAAACGGGACGACGCAAGCCATCGGGGTTGCTGGCTCGCTGACATTACAGATCCGCACCAAGGGAAAGGACACCGACGCTGTAACGCCGGTCGACGCGGCTGATGCGATCGAGGCGGAGGCAATTGCAGTGCTCGAATCGTCCGGCTTGTTGGGCCTTGATGTCGAGTGGGACAACAACGAAACACCAGAAATCGAGACCGAAGGCGACGAGCCCATTTTGGTTCTTGAGTCGGTTTTTTCAATCTTGCTGCGAGTCGCTAAAGGTGACTCGACGACGATCATCTAAAGGAGTTTGAACTATGGGCACTCCCATTCGTGGGTTCGGCGGTACGCTGACGTTAGCCGGCGACGCGGTCGGCGAGATCCGGTCCTGGTCGTACACCCGTGAGGGCACGTCAGAAGACACCAGTGTGATGGGCGCGACCCGCACCGGGATCGTGAACATCAAGGTCAGCGGTTCGATGTCGCTGTATGCGAACCATCTTCCAGGCACTGATCCGGCGCAGGACGTTGGCCAGGCGAATTTCGATGTTGATGCGGTGCTTGCTGCGGTGCTGTTCCCGAACGGTGCGGGCAGTGGCAAAAACTCGTTGGTCGGCAACATCCGGATCACCAAGGAAGAGGTGAAGGCCGAGCACGATGGGTTTGTCGAGCTCGACATCGACTACGAGGTCGACGGCGCTGACGACTGGACGCGGACGGCTCAAACATGACGCCAGACCAGATTCAAGCGGCCCTCGTTGAGCATGCGCGCACGACGCGCCGGCAGCGGCATGAAATCACGTCGCTCCCGATTGATGGCAAGCCGCTGGAATTTTGGTGCTTGCCGCTATCCGCGCAAGACATGGGCTCCTATGGCGCCCGCCTGATGGCGGGCGAGGGTGACGTGTTTGTCGACTTGATGGTCGATAAGGCAGAAACCGAAAAGGGCGATCGGCTGTTCATGCCGGGCGCGATCAAGTGGCTGAAACCGATCGTGCATGCGGACGCACTTGCAGAGATATCCAAGGCCATGGGTGCAAGCGATGCGGGGCTCGATCATCTTGAGGAAGCGCTGGGAAACTCAGACGGGATCCGGTCAAGCGAGCATTCGTAACCGCTGGCATGTCGATGAATCGCTTTCCGAGCGAGATGGCTGGGATCCCGACACAAGACGTTTACACGGTACTGGCGGCGATGAAGCTCGACGCTGAAGACATGGGGTAGGGCATGGCACGCGCAAAAGCACGTTACGAGCTAATTGCTGACGACAACACCCGAGCTGCTCATGCGTCCGCTCAGACGAGCATGCAGAAGACGGCCGCTGCCGCGGCGCGCATGGGGGCCATTATGGCGGGTGTTGCCACGGCTGCCTTTGCGGCCATGTCCGTGCAGGCGATTAATGCGGCCAGCGAAGTCGGCAAATTAACCCGGCAATTCGGCGCAAGCACACAGCTTGTGTCTGAGCTTCGCGGGGTATTTAGCCTGGCTGGTGTTGAGTTCACGTCTTTGCCTGTGGCGTTTCGCGGGATTGCGCGTGCCGTCCAGGGGGCGAATGATGGTCTCGCGACGTACACGCGCGCGTTCCAGCAGCTTGGCATCAACCAGAAGGCCTTCGCGCAGCTATCAACCGATGATCAGTTGTTGAGCATCTTGGAAGCCTTGCGGCGCCTTGGTTCTGGATATCAGCAAACGGCGCTTGCCGCGGCGATTTTCGGCGGGCGCGCAACTTCGCTGCTCAGGATTGCCAATCTCAGCAGAGGTGAGTTCGCGGCATTACGCGAAGAACAGCGCGAGCTCGGGCGATCGCTGTCTGAGGACCAAACAAAGGCCGCTGAGGATGCGGTTGATGCGTTCGATCGCATCAATCAGAGCGTAAAGGGTCTGGTTGAACAGTTCGCTATTTCATTGGCGCCGGCCCTGACCTCGGCCGCGTCGTTGCTGAGCAGCGTCGTTAAGCCCGCCATCACGCTTGTGTCCCTCCAATTCCAACGCCTTGGCAATCTGATCGGGGCTCTTGGTGCTGCCTTCACTTTCCTGTTCCAGGGTGAATTCGTGCGAGCGGCTGATGTGGCTCGTGATGCCTTCGACGACCTCGTTAACAACGTTCAGCAGAACGTAGATTTCTTCAAGGATCCGACGGGGTTAAGTAGTTCGGCAACACAGGCGCGAATTAAGGCTGGCGCCGAGAAAGTGAAACGCGATATTGATTCCGTTTTCACCGGTGTGCAGTTCGGTGGCGGTCTTCTTGATGGCGAGGTTTCGAAGATCCAGAAGCTGATCGGTTCGCTGCGTACTGCATTGAACCAGGGCGATAAGGACCGAGGCTCCACGGGTGTGTTCGATACCTCGCTGCAATCGCTCTCGGGAGTCACACAGTCACCGAATCAGTCGCTGCTGTCCAAGCTAGACGAACTTGAAAAAGGGCTGCAGCAGCGCGAGCTGGTCCACGTGATGCAGGAAGTACGCGATCTGATCGCGCGCAAGCCTGGCGGCGCGGTGTTCGCGTAATGGCTACTGCGGTTCGTCATGTGCTCGGTAGTACGCTGGACGACACTAACGATGGTCTTGTGTATCAAGAGCGCCTCGTTTTGACTGGTGTGGTCGGCGCAAATTTCGTTTCCGTTATGTATGCGGCCCTGACCGATGCGGCCGTGCCGGCCTACGGGGCGACGCTTGTTCTCGGGTCGAGTACGCTGCGGTGCACAAATCGCCGCGTCGTGAGCGCGCAAAACGAGGAAGGCGGAGCAACTGCGCGCGTTACGCTTGATCTCAAGTTCAGCGCAATTTCTGCATCTGCCTCATCGGGCTCGCCTGACGATGACGGTGATGGTGTTGTAACGGTCGGTAGCGTTGTCGAAGTTGTACAGACCGAGTTCGACAAGAACGGCGCTGAGATAGCAGTAAAGCCCGACGCATCTTCGACCTCCATTATTCAGCCGGTGGCCTTCAGACGACCTTCGCCGGTCATCGAATTCAGCCGATGGGAACAGAGTTCCCCGAGGACGCGCGCGGAGACATACGTTGGCCTGCTCAACTCGGGCACGTGGAATGGGTACGCGGACGGCGTTGTTCTGTGCTCGGGCATCACAGGCACGTCACGCGACGGTGGTGACACCTACGACGTGCAATATTCTTTTGAGCCTGTCCCGACGGGATGGGCTCGAGTCGTCGCATACGTCGACCAAAAGACGGGCCGGCCGATCTCTCCGCTGGTTGATACTGTTTCAAAGAAGACGATCGAACTCTACGACCAGATCAGTTTCTCCGGCCTGAACATCACACTGTAATGCACCAGCCACCCGGAAGATTGAAGACGGCAATCGCTGGCGGGCCCATCGAGGCTTCCCAGTGGAATATCGTTCGCTCCGTTGTGCTTGCTGTTCTCGGGGAATACCCGGGCCTTGGCCAGTTCCTGAACGGGCACTTGCCGGCCTCAGCCGACATGTTCCGAATCAAGTCATCGAACGGCGACTATTGGACGTGTCGACGATACGACGGAACAACGGAAGGCGGCACCGACTACCTGATTGCGAAGCCGTGGGAGCTGCGGCCTTCAGTTCTGACAATTGGGTCAACCACGTTCGTCTATGCCACGGACACAACGCGCACCGCGACGCTATCCGCAGTTGGCGAAGACCAAACACTAACGCCGGATTTCGTTGCGAACGAGACCGTCATATGGGCCGCGGTTGCGGACAACGTCGGGGTGACCAGCGGTGCCGGCGCGATAATCGATTGGCTTGATCTGAACGTGGCTGCGCGCGCGTGGGCGAAGTCTGCTTAGCGAGTTATTTCTTCAATTGATAGAAGCTTCTTTATCGTGCGGGTCGCGCCGTTGGTCGATAAGTACGAATAGGTTCCCTCTTCGACAGCAAGAGTATTGATGCGATCGCCATCGACTTTCGATTTCAGGCCATCCCCAGCCAGCATTACGATAGGCCCAGTCGAAATACACCCGTTGTAGCGGCAATTGTTTTTTCTCACGAGGGCACCATCGGGCAGTATCTGAATAACTTCGCCGTAGAAGCGGATAGCCTTTGCCCGTAGTTCCTTTTTATCCTGCATGGCGTAGGATTCGCAAACGACCCCGCACCCAATCGCCCAAGCGCAGCCTTCGCCTGCAAATGACCCTTTGCCGCTGCTTTGCGATAGAGCGCGATCGCCTGGTCTTTGTTTGCCGGGAGGCCACCTTGGCCTTTTTCGACTAGAAAACCGAGGAAGAATTGCGCCGAGGCGTCGCCGGCCGCTGCCCCATCGAGGAGCAGGGGAATGCCTTCCGAGTAGTTCGGCGGGTCTTCCTGCAGCAGCGCCATTGCATCGGTGAATGGGCTGGCGTGCGTCACCGCAGCAACAAGCATCAACGCCAGCGCGAACAATCAGGTGCGGTGATCGTCATGAAGGGCACTCCCAGATAAGGCTTTTCGTCGTTTTCAGCGTTAAACCATACCCCAACCGCCTTCGGGCGGCTTTCCCATGGATATTCGATGACTTTAGGACTGGTCGGCCGTTCA